TTATCCTCACGACCCCAATGCTGGGGCGCACAGCTGGGTCAGGGCGGGGTGGGTTTAAGCGTGGGTCAGCGTCAGCGCTTGGCGTTAACCAGGGCCCTAGTCAACCCCAGCGCCCTGGTACTGCTTGATGAACCCAGCGCCCACCTGGATGCCATCAGTGAAAACCAGATTGTGCAGGCAGTGCTGCAGCTGCGCGCAGCAGGCTCCACCGTGGTGGTTATTGCTCACCGTCAGGCACTTATTAACATTGCCGACAATGTCATTGAGGTGTGCGCCCAGGCGGCGGGCCTCGTCCATGGTGGCGCCCGACAGCGCGACCACCTCCACGCGCTCCAGGTGCGCGGTCGCCTCCTCGATGAGCGCCACACGCCTCGCCGGCTCGATGAGCCCGCGCTTGGCGGGGTTGATGCCCACCCCGATGATGAGGAGGTCAGCGACCTCGGCGGCGCGTTGGGCGACGTCGAGGTGCCCGTTCGTGAAGGGGTCGAAGGACCCGGGGAACAGCGCAATCATTGGGCCATCTCCTCACGCACTGGCAAGGCTGCCGCGCGCTCGGCGGCGTCCTCCATGCAATGCGCCCGACCGATCTTCGGCAGGCGCAGCGCTTTCGGGTCGCCCTCGATCAGGCCGAATGCGCCGGTCGTGTACGCGAACCTGGGCGTGGCACGGTCTTTCGACTTGAACTTCGGGAAGTCAACCTTGCGGCCCTTCCGCGCGCCTTTACGGCTTTTCGCCCAGTTCGACAAGCCCTTCGCCAACGCATCAAGCCCAGTGTTTGCGGCCTCCTTCGAGTTCTCACGCCACCACGGCGCACCGTCCGCGTCCACGGCGAGCGCGTCCTTGTTGGCGTTCCACCAACGGACCAGTGCATAGTATGACCAATCCAGCTTCTCGCCCGCCTCGATGCCGGCCTTCACGTGAGCGAGCCCAGCGTTGAACGCAAACCTGGCCGCGCCAGCGTGAGACAACAGCAGGCGCTCCTGGGCAGGGGTAGGGTCAAGTGCAACCTTGACGGCTTCAAGCATCACGTGCCCCCTTTCCCTTTTCTCCGTGCGCCAGTGAACTATAGCACGCTATAACAGACCAAAACTAAAGCGGCTCACAACCCATCTTAGAGAGCACACAGCTGCGCCACTGGCGTTTGGTTGCAGGAAAACACCTCCAGGCATGACGGAAGGCCCCCAACCAGAGAAGAGAAAAGATGGTCGGGGGCCTTCGCCGTTGTGAGGTGGGGCCCTTGAGGGTGCCTGTGGCAGAAGTTGCTTTCAGTCCTTTTAACTCCCCGAAGGCCCATGAGCGAAACCATGGGGGAGCAGAGTCCCTTGCTACTCCAGGCGGCCTCACGCCACCTGGGATAGGAGGATCGTCAGTGACGATCGTGCGCATTGTGGGAGTCGAACCCACACGCCCAAAGGCACTGGAACCTAAATCCAGCGCGTCTGCCAATTCCGCCAAATGCGCTTCACGTCAGCCCACCCCGCAAGGCGGGCCGACAATGTGATTGATTGATTCTCGTCTTGCCCCTACGAAAACGTGGGGGCAACTGGCAGAGCTCCGAAGCAACTCCACCAGTAGATCGTACCGGACTCGAACCGATGACCTTCTGGGTGTAAACCAGACGCTCTAACCAACTGAGCCAACGATCTGTAAAGCTAGGTAGTCCCGGAGGACACCTAGCAGCTATGTAGCTGCATCTCTTACGAGAACAGCCGTGGACCATACGGGACTCGAACCCGTAACCCCCTGCTTGCAAAACAGGTGCTCTACCAATTGTAGCTAACAGCCCAGGCGGGGCAGTGGGAGTCGCACCCACACGTTCCATTCGTGCGCATCGAATGTCTCGCGGCTGAACTATACCCCTGACGAAAACAGTTCCGACTATCCACCGGGGAGATCAACCCCCAACGGTTAGCTTTCGCTGCCTTCGCACGCGAACAAGTCGCGCTCTGCGACGGGACTCGAACCCGTAACCTCCAGGTTTCACGGCCTGGCGCTCTTCCGATTAGAGCTACGCATTGTGGACTTCGAAGGACTCGAACCCTCATCTTCCCCGCACTGCGGCGGGTTGCTTTCCCCGGTGGGGCCACGCGTTGCCCCAAGTTAAGCTAGAAGCCCAGGTGTGGCGTGCGGGAGTCGAACCCGCCCCCGGCAATTTTGTTGATGCTCTACCAGTTGAGCTATACTCTGTACTCGTGTCTCCACCCACTGTGGGGTGGCCCTTTCGGAGTGGCGGGACTCGAACCCGCATCCTTCAACTCTTTCATGCCGTGCGGCCCGCGCCGCTCACGCCACAAGATCACTATTAAGTTAGAGAACCTTATTGTTTGGCCCTGCATCCCGGAGTCGAACCGGGGTCGCACTGGCATGTTCCGCTGGTCTACCGTTGACTTATGCGCAGGGCCTTTGGCCGGAACCACCAGCCGCGAGGATGGTGATACCTACCCCCAATGTCAACTTGGTTCTTGTTGACATCCGTCGGGGTGACAGGATTTGAACCTGCGACCCTCTGCTCCCAAAGCAGATGCGCTACCAAGCTGCGCTACACCCCGTATTCAGTTTCACTGCCATTGGTTTGTGGCGGTGGAGCCGCTCGAGGGGGTCGAACCCTCAACCGTCCGCTTACAAGGCGGATGCTCTGCCAGTTGAGCTAGAGCGGCGTGTGCTGCCCGAGGCTTATTAGCGTCGAGGTCGTTGCCTCGGGCAGCTGTCCCTATCACACTTGCCAGGAGTCGGAGAATTTTTCCTCCTGACATGGACTAATTTAGCAGCGTGCGGTTCCGTGTGCAACCGTTAGGAACCCACATTCTGGTTAAGTGGATCACAAGCGTCTTGGGGTGGAGAAAAGCCCCAGGCTAATTGATAATGTAGAGTGCAGATGGAAGATTTCATGTCCCTTTTGACTTCTTTTAGCGGCAAGTTCTACCGGCTAAGAGGCTGGGAGCAACAGCGCAAGCTTGTTGATAAGGTAAGCAAGAATCTAGAAGGCAAGTAAGGCAGGAGGAGGGTCGCGTTGGCTAAGAACCAGACGTACAGGGCGTTTGTCGCGCGCCCTTCTCACATCCTGGACCTGAATGGTGAGCTGCTAGATGGTGTGCCCGTTTTGGCGGGGCTTGCGTCTGAGGTTCGTGACCTCTCGACTTACGCAACCTACGTGGTTCGTAACGACGAGGCTCTAGGTGATGAGCTGGCGCGGGTTACTGCTACGGTTCCCGCTGTGGCGGGCTGTAGGGCGGGCGTGGTTATGCCCGATTTTCTTGCGTCTGGCCGTACTGGCAGGTCGCGTAAAGAGCGGCTGATGCAATACAACGTTGTCACGTCTTACCGCTCATGGCAGGAACGCATCAAGGCCGTAAACGGGGAAAGCTCCAAGTACGTGAGCCAAGGGTGGAAGCGCACTGCAAACGGGGCCGCACCGTCATATGGTGGCGATTATGTGAACCTCGGTACCGTGGATAAGCAATACGCCGCCATCGAAAATGACCCGTTTACCAGTGGCGAGATCGTGCTCAGGATGGTTATTCAGGGGCGATGGTATCGGCTGGTCTTCGACTTCGATAACACCCGGTTCACGGAAGGGAAAGTTGCCCTGCCGCTCATCCGGGTTCAGGATGGTCAGCCTGTTTTCGTCTTCACGGTCGTGACCGATAACCCGGTTGTTCAGTTTTCTGGCGACTGGGTGATCGGCGTAGATGTGGGCATCAACGACTACGCCACCGTGGTTGTGCGCAGCGCTGCGACTGGGCGGGTCGTGTATGAGACGACGCTCTCCCAGCGGGTTCACTCACTGTGGAACAGCGTGCGCGCGTCGGAGCGTCAGGTCCGCGCCCTGCGTCGGAAGGCCGGAAGGCTTCTTTCTCAGCGGCAAGCACGCATGTCTGCCCTGGATGAGGCGCAGTTTCACCGCGAGGCGGCATCCCGCAAGAAACACGAGTTGGCGATTCTCGCCGCACAAGAGATAGCTGCTCTCTCTCACCAGTGGGGTAACGCCGTCGTAGCGGTGGAGGACCTAAGCTGGGTGGCGAACACGATGCAGAACGGCAGATGGAATCGCGGGGAGTTCACCCAGTGGCTCGCCCACTACGTGTCTCAGAACGGCGGCTGGGTCGTGGCCGTGAGCGCAGCGAACACGTCGCAACGGTGTCACGTGTGCGGCCAACGGGTCACCCACCCTATCCACAAGCTATCGGTTTGCGCCGAACACGGGACGATGGACAGGGACGTGAACGCCGCGGCCAACATCGCCGCCCGAGCCGTCCCCCGCGTCGCTAAAGCGCTGGTGACGCGGGCGAAGAACCGCAAACTCAAGCCACAAGCCCCGCTCAGGACGCCGCCCGCCAGGGCTTCACTGAAGTACCCAGGCAGGGACAGAACCAAACGCAAGCCCACGCCAAAAAGGAAGAACCACCACCGAGTCACGAGGGAGGTGATTCTTCCTTTATGCCCCGCTAGGGCACAAGCTGCGCGCTTGGAGGCCAGCGTACTAGCGGACCAGGACACACGCGGCGCTCTGGGGACCAACACGGCGGCACTCAAACAAGGCGACACAGCCTACGAATGTAGGTTATGTAGCCTTATTTGATACGCACTTACTTCACTCGGACCCAGAAGTAACGCGCCAAGGTAGGGGACGTTTCTCGGACCTCCCGTCAGTTGCCGAGCTCGGACACGGCTGCGTCCACGTCGGCCTGAGCGGAGGCCACGTTCTCCTGGGCGGAAGCGACGGCATCCTCAGCTTCGACACGGTTGGCAACCGCGTCAGCCACGCCCGCGAGCGCGTCCTCAGTGCCCTTGTGTGCGTCGGTGAGAGCCTTGTCGGCGGCTGCGACGTCCGCAGCGTTGTTAGTGGCAGTGTCGTAGGCTTCCTGAGCGGATTCCTGGGCCTTCGTGGCTTCGGTTGCGGCCTGGGTGGCCTGCTCGACGTCCTGTTGGGCGGGTGCGACCTGTTCGGCCTGTTCGCGGGCGAAGTCGTCGGCCTGGGTGGCCTTGTCCTGGGCCTTAGCCTGAGCGTCGGACGCTTCGGTCACGGCCTGGCGTACGGCGGTGGGGTCAGCGTTGTCGCGGTCTGCGACGGCCTGGTCTCGTGTGGCCTGAGCGGCTTCGAGGTCGGCCTGGGTCTTGTCGGCGGCTGCGGTGGCCTTCTCGACAGTCTCCGTGTCGCGGGTGACGGTGGCCTGCGCGCTGTTGAGGGCGGCCTCGAGGTCGGTGAGGCTTCCCGCAGTCTCGATCTTGGAGACCTTGGGGGCTTCCTTTGTCTCGACCTCGCCCTCGTATGCGGGGTAGGCGTGCGTGGGCGAGTAGTTCAGGTCGTAGGCGGTGGGGACAGGCTTACCGCCCCACACGTCAACGCCAGTGGGAGCGTAGGTGTAGGCTCCCTTGGTGTTCTCGTCGGCGATGAGGCCAACGACAGCGATGTGGCCGTCTTCGCTCACGCCAATGCCGAACGCGTTGATGCGTTCGTTGAGCATTGTCGCGTCGGCAGAGCGGATTCGATGGAAGGCGTCGAAGGCGTCCTGAGCTGCCTTGAGTGGGTTATTGTCTTCCCAGCTGGTGCCGGTGGACAGTGACCCGTAGGGCCGGTTGGTTAGTCCGTTGGGGCTGGTCTTGTCCCAGGTACCCATGTCGGGGCCGACCATGAACCCGGGGTTCGTGTCGGCGTGTGCCTGGGCGAAGGCCTGCACGTCAACCCCAATGGGGGCCGGTGCCAGACCATACTGGGAACGGTAGTCGTTCATCATCTGAAGGAGGAACGCTCGGACGAGTTCCTGCTTCTCGGGAACTGTCAGGCCCTCCCAGTTAATGCCGCCAGCCTCGGCAGCCTGCTTGGCTGCATCGAGGTTGGCCTGGGCGGTGTTGAGGGAGGCTGTAGACGCTTCGAGAGCGGCCTTCGCTTCGTCCTTCTTGGCCTGCGCGTCGGCGTTCGCGTTCTTCGCGGAGTCCAGGGCTGCTTCCGCATCGACGGCGGCGTGCGATCGGGTGGCCTGGTCGGCCATGACGGCGGCGAGTCGGTCCTGCGCGTCCTTGAGGGCGGTGTTCGCCTTGTCGAGCTCAGAGTGAGCCGTGTCGGCTTCGCCCTTGGCCTTGTCGGCCTGGGTGCGGGCGTTAGCCAGCGCCGCCTTCGCGTCGTCGAGGGTCTTCTGGGCGGCGGCGGTAGCAGCCTTCGCAGCAGACAGGTCGTTCTTCGCCTTCATGTAGGAGACGGCTCCGGCGGGGTCAGCCTTCATGGCAGCGTCGAGTACTGCCTTCGCGTCGGCTTCCTTGGCCTTTGCGTCCGCGAGCGCGGACTGGGCGTTAGCTTCCGCATCCTGAGCGGCGAAGAGGCGGCTCTGCGCGTCGGTCAGGGCGTTGTTCGCGTCCAGGAGCGCGACCTGGGCGGCTGCGAAGCGGGCCTGCGCGTCAGCGTGGCTCGTATCGGCGGACACGGTATTGTCCGGGACATATGCCGGGGCATACGCGGGAATGTCGAAGCCGCCGACGGGGGCCTGCGTGTAGAAGCCCTCACCATAGGAGAAGGCAGAGCCTCGTCCCAGACCAAGCTGAGAGGGGAAGACGGGCGTCTTGACTGTGGTGCGCGGAGCAGCGATCGGCGCTCGCGACGTCGTGGGAGCAGGGGTCGGGGCCTGCTGGGTTGTGGGCGCTGGTGCAGCCGGTGCGGGGGCCGGTGCAGAGGGCTGCTGCGCGACCGCGGGGGTCGGGGTCTGCTTGGCTGGTGCCTTGTCGGGGTTGGTGCACGCACCGAGAGTGGCGGCGGCAGTGAAGGCGACGAGCGCCGCAATGATCTTCTTGGTGTTCATGGTTTTCCTTCTGGATGGTTGGATTCGTGAGTGAAGTAGCGTCCCGAACCGGAACACTGTGCACTATATAGTGTCCGAACCGGGCGCGCAAGTGAGAGCGAATGCCTCGCATGCGTGAGCGCCCCAGGGGCAGGGTTGTTGGTCCTCTGTCCTGGGGCGCTCGCGGGCGGGGGTTGGTTACTTGGTGATGTTGGTTCTCACGAGGAGGCCCCTCTGGCCTGGTAGGGCCTTCTCCACAACCATGGCAGGCATGTTCATTCCGTGCTGGTATGCGAGGTAGAGAATGTCTGCCGGGGTCAGTGAGGTCGCCAGAAGCTCACGCCCCTCAACAAGAGACCTACGAGTCTTGTTGTCACTACCCGCAACGAAGTAGAGCACGGGTTCCTTCGACGCACGCACATCCTCAACGAACGAGTTAAACAACCTCTCTTTACGACCCGTGTAGAGTCCGGACGCATTCCAGTAGAGGGGGTCCTTATACCCCCGCCTGTAGACATCGGAGCTCAGTGCCACACAATCGCAGCCTACTGTAACCGCAACCTCCTCAATTGTATCTCTATCCATTCGGGTGAGGATACTGGCCTCGTCAGACAGTTTGTTTTCTTGGAAGTTAAAGATGCCGGTCTCGCCCTCGGGGCGCTTGAGGTACGCGACCATGCTCTCAATGATGTAGCGTGCGGCCTCGTCCTTGAAGGTCACCGGGTAACCGGCATCCACGTAGGTCCGCAACCACGACAAAACCTCCTCAAACGGGTAGTTGAACGACTCGGCAGGTAGCAGATCTCCCCTCCTTATGGGAGGGTTGGCCTCGCCTATCTCGCGGATCGTGCGAGCAATCTTACGGCGCTTATTGCCCGGATCCGTAGGGCCAGTCGTAGAAAGCGCGCAGTTATAGGCGTTATCCCACTTTTCTTCGATGATGCGCGCTTCCGGGAAGAGCTTCCTCATTGCCTTTTCTTTTGTTAGTCCGCCCCCGTGTGTGTTGGCGGGCTTGATGTGAATGACGACATCCTTTTCTGGGATGTTCGCCTTGACGATGGATTGATACGCCAGGTTCAGTTGTGCCTTGTTCGGCCAGACCCATTCACCATGTTCCTTGGCAAGAATGAAGAGGCCGTAATCACAATTGAACCCTAGTGTATATTGGCCTTGTGATAGATACCGGATCGTCACGTCTGCATTTGTCAGGGATGCGCGCCACTCATTTAGCCCTGCTCTATCGGGGTACCAATCTTCTGGAAATGGTCGGCCATTGTTCCCATAATCGATGGCTAGATAGCGAATGATAAGAAACTCTTCAGCGCTATCGGTACTGCCACGCTGGCTTGTGTGTGGCAGGTAGGGAACTTCAGGAACATACCCAAAATACATTTTGCTGTACCCATATTTGCCAAGCCTTTCATGCATCTGCCTCGCCGCTTTGCGCTCCGCTTCCACTTCTTCCTCCGAAAAGCAGAAGCGAAACTTGTATTTACTATGGCTAATGAAAAATGCAATGATGTAGCCGCGCGTCAGGAGTTCTTCCCTTAAAGAACCTTTTGTTTCCTTAACGGCACAAAAAACTGGTGTTGACATGGTGCTTCCTTTCGGTTTGCTTCTACTCTATGGGGTCTGACGTGGAATCAACGTTAAGTGCCGGGGTGGAGGGCGAAGCGTTGTCCACGCAGCATGAGCGCGTACTGTGTGAGTGTTCGAGCGGGCGTTGTGGCGGGTAGTAGGAGCGGCGGTTGGGTGATGGCCGTTTCGACGCTGGTTTCGGGGATGCCCAACAGTGGTGCGTTGGCGCGGACCCAGGCGTGCCAGTGCGCCCACATGCGTTCGCAGGACTGTGGTGATGGGGTGGTTCTCCCTTCCTCCCACAGTTCCGCGTCGCGTGTGGAGCCCGCGCCCGTGATGTCGGCCCACACGGCCATGGGAGTGGCTGACGCTTCGCGTAGGGCTTTGATGACGGGAGGAGGGAGGAGGCGCGCTTCGCGGACGGCTTGGAGGCACAGCTCGTGTTCCTCGTGTGCGGCCTGGTGGGTGCGGGTGAAGCCGTCGAAGATGACACTGAGGGCCGTGAGCTTGTCGTCTTCCCGCCTGGCGGCTTCGCGCACCCTGTGCATGGTTTTGCCCCCGTCTATGGCTTCGATGTAGGACAGGCATGACGTGGCCTCATCCTGCCCGAAGACCCTACACGCCTCTTGCACGGCTTCCTCACTGTCGGCGACGGTGATGAGGTGGATGTCTGCGCGGGACGGCTCACGAGGAAGCGCCACGAGGACTGACGGGCGCACGAGGCGCTTCTGGGCGGCCACCTCGAGGTAGTTTTCCGCGGCGACGACTTCGGGAGTTTTCTCGAAGCGTGGGGACTGCGCCCACTCCTCGAGGGTGTCGATGCAGTGGCGCGCGTGAGCGTCCTTGTGGAGGATGTCCTGGAACCAGTCCTCAAGGAACTCCCGCATAGCGCCTTCATCGCGCACGTTGATGTGGCCCTCCGTGTGGCGGTCCCACAACGTAACGTAGAAGCTCCCGTTTGCCGCTTCCATGTCAGCCCTCCAGCCCGAGAGTAGGCGGGGTCAGGACACTCACCTTGAGCGTGCGGTGACGCTTCTCCACAGACGGGTGGATTATGTGCGTCACGACGTGACTGACCGTGTATGGCCCAGACCCGTACACCTGCGTAATCGCCACGTCCAGCGTACAGCCGGTAGCCGCAAGGAGGTCCTGTGCGAAACTCGCGAGTGGAGTCAACTCCTTCTTGCTGAGCGTATTGTCAACTTCCATAGTCGCACCATTGACGTTGCGGGTCGTCGCTTCGGCGCTCCCTTTGCCGCCGTTCAAGACGACCTCTTTGAGGGCGTGCTCGACGCAACTGTAGGCCCCATTCGGACGCAGCTGCTCAGGCGTGTTAATTGCATAGTCCGCAAGGATCTGCCACGCAGCTTCCATCCCCGCTGCGGGACCGGTGAGGCGCGCTTCGACAGCGATGCGATACAATGCTTCCTCCTTGTCTGGTTGGTTTCGCGCTCACTGAATGAGCGTTGCTGTGTTGGTGCCGCGGCTACTTAGTGCGGCGCAGGACAAGGACCGTCTTCGTCGGCCACGGCATGCGGTCGATGTCGTAGAGGCGCTGGAAGTGCTCGAGGTAGCCTTCGTCCCACTCGTCGTATCTGCGTTCAACGGTGCAGTCTCCCCAGTAGCGGATGTGCGTACCGAACGCGCCTTGCACTTCGCCGTACCACTCGCCTGATTCTCGCGGGAGACTGTCAAGTCCCCATACGGAGTGGAAGGCGATCTCGTAGAGGCTGGCCGGGTCAGCGTGGATCTCGAGGTTGTCCCAGTCGATCTGGTAGTTCTTCACGTTCCCGACGCGGACAACCTTGTTCATTGCGAGCGCGCCGACCCAGGTGAGGACTTCGCGCATCGCGTCTTCCGACTTGACCTTGAGTGACCGCGGTAGCTCTGAGCGTAGCTGGAACCGGACTCCTGCCCAATCGCGAACGATAGCCACGCCACCGTCAGCGACGAGTCCCCAGATGGTCTCCATCTCCTCGAACCCGTCATCCTGGCCTGTTAGTTCGTGCACGACACTGGACAGGAACACCACGTCGTAGGTGCCGACCTGTTCTTGGAGGTCTTCCTTCGTGCGGAAGGTGGCTCCAGCGTCCCGCATGGCGGTCTCGACCGTGGCGCTGATGTCGTGGCACTCGTACACGCCGCCAGCGGCTTCGACGCGCTCACGGATACCGCCCTGGACGGGCATACCGCACCCGTAGTCGAGGACACGCGCCCCCGGCGTGACGTAAGGGGCTAGGGCCTCCCACTTCGCATCGAGCGACGCAGCCATACGACGCACGTACTCGGGACTCGTGGAGTCCATGTAGTTGTCCATAGGTGGATCCTTCTTGTTCATTCGTGTAGCTGGTTAGCGGCGCAGCTGATCGAGCAGGTTCATCTGGGCGGCCAGAGTCTCAACCGAAAGCGATCGTGAAGAGCTGTTGACAGCGTCGGACGCTTCCTTCATCACGCTCATTTGTTGCTCGACGTCGTTGAGGAGGCTCTTCAGCTCCTTCTCGATATCCCATGTTGAGGAGAGAGACGAGGTGTTCAGCCTGTAGTTGCAGTAGTGATCGCCTGGCTTCCCCATACAGGCGCTCATGGACTTGCCGAAACACCGCATGAGCATCAACCTGATGGCTTCCACATCGAAATCGAAATGCTGCATAGTTGCACTAATCGCACGTTGAGCTTCTGCCTTAGCAGCATTCGCCGCCGCATCTCGTTGGCTCTCCCAGTCATCTAGGAACCGCCATTCAGGGCCTCTGTTCGGGTCAACAAAGAGATTAAGCTTGCCTTTTTCATGCAGCTTCAGCAGGGTTGTCCCTGTCTCGTCGGGGCGGTGGAGGATGCGTTGCAGTTCAGCAACAAGCGCGAGAGCTGCACCCCACTCTCGAATCTTCTCCCCTAGGCAAACTCCCTCCTGTACCCATTTCTCGAACCTGCCAACAGCCTGGAAGTAATCGCGTGCTAGTCGCGAGAGGTTCCGCTGCGTCTCGTAGTCAAAGCGACGGAAAATAGGCTCTACGATCCGCCCGCTCGGATCATCAAAGTACGCCGTAAACTCCTGACGATTCTCACGGACAAGAGGGAGCGTGCTGGCAACCTCATAGACTAGTTGTCCCCCACATCGGTACGCTTCGACACCCTCGGCGATGAACTGGTCAGTGTAGCCAACCTTCGCGAGGTTCAGCACGCTTTCCGACAGGCTAGAGGCAAGCTGGTTAATGTAGTCGTTATTGGTCATGGTGTTCCTTCCTTACTGGCCTACAGGCTCTTGGTTTGTGTGCTGTGGTTGTGCTTATTTGTGTGTTACTCAACGGGGGGTTGCGAACAGTCCGAGGAGAATAACCATCAATATGGCAGGGGAGCAAACGGCAAGAACGAGACCAACGGCAGCGAAAAAGGCTTCCTCGTTTGATGTGAGTCCTCCGAATCGTCCGTGGCAACGAACGAACCAAATGTACCTATCTTTGATGGCCGCGACCTTCTGCCACGCATATCCGTTGCCCCTGTAGTATCCACCGTTGAGCAAGTGCTCTTCCTTGATGTAGCGCCAGTAGCGCATACGCTCCTCGTTTTTGTACGAGGGGTCAAGGCGGTACTTTGTCTCGTATGCACTTTCGAGCTTTTCTGCGATATATCCGAGTTTGCAGATGGCGTTGGAGGTGTTTTTGATGTAAACCTCGCGCTTCTGGAGTTCGTACTCCTTATGCAGATCGTCAATCTTGCCAATTCCTAGCATGTTCATTAGCTTCTCCTATTAGCGGTGTTCGTTGAGTAGTGCTTGGGCGTGCGCCATGATGCGCACGAGCGAGTCGATGCGGGCTGCCGGAGCGGCGGTGGGGGTGCGCCAGGTGTTCCAGTCGTCGGTGCTGCCGTTGTCGGCGTTGTAGGCGTTGAGTGCTCGCGTGAGTGCCTGGCAGTGGCCTTCTCCTGCGAGAGCCGTGGTCTCGGCGCGCAGGATAGTTGCTGCAGCTCCCAGGAGGATGATGAGGTCTGCGGGGGAACGCAGGGGGTCACCGTCGAGTTCCGCGTCCGCGTACACGCCGAGGATTGTGCGTTCAGCGTCGATAGCTGCGGGGGTGAGCGGGGCCCGGTCGTAACGCCAGGCGATCTCCTGGTCGAGGAGGCCGGCCCCGATGATGACGGTGTACGTCGTGGCTTCCGCAACTTCGCGGATGTTAGCGGTGGGCATTCTGGCGGCTCCCCACTGAAATCCATGTCGCACTGGCGATAACGAATGCGACGCCGACGACGGCGAATGCGACGCCGAGCCAGTAGTCCCACGCGCCTTCGTCGCCGTTGGCGGTCAGGTGGATGAGGAGGGCGATGAGTAGGAGGGCGCTTGTGAGGGCTCCTGTTACGAATGCGTATGCTTGCCGCATTTGCTTCTCCTTCTTCCTTTGCTTTCTGGTGTTGGTTGGTAGTTTAGTCGGTTTTATCTTGCGCGCAAGCGTGTTTATGTACCAAATTGGTTAAGTGGATCACATGAGGGGAGGAAGGGGGAGAGACAAAAACAGGACCGGCCCAAACCCACACGGAGAGGTTCAGGCCGGCCCATAACCCAGAAAGCGGAAGGAACCCAAAGGGTCACCGCCAGACCGATCATACACGCCAAACGACTAACCAGTCCACTCAAGACCCCGATTGTCTGGAGCTAACAGCTACACGCCGTTAGGCTCCCTCACGGAGCCTTGGTAGATGTAGGCGTTGTGGACGCCGAAATGGATGGAGCGGTCGGTGGGGCTTTGTCTGCGCATCAGCGTCTTATCGCTCACGTAGGTTCCCCTGACGGGGAGCGTATGCCAAATCCCGCCGACACCTCGGAACGTGTCGGTTTCAAGTTCTTTAGCCCAGATCGTCTTGGCTGTCGCTCGGACGACCTCGTAGTACTTGTCGCCTGCTCGGAGGATGGTGCCGACGGGTACGAGCTGGGCGGTAGGGGGTGTGGGAGCCATTGGGGTTTCCTTTCGTTGGTCTTGGGGTGTTAGCTGTCGTATCTAGGGTCGTGGACTTCGCCATGGTAGCGGTGCACTTGGAGACCTCTGATGTAGAGACCACCATTTTTGTGGAGGCGACAGGGGATGATGGTGTCGTTAACGAAGCCTCCCTGAACGGGGATGCGAGCGAAGTCAAAGGTGCGCAGGACAAATGCTTCGACGGTTGTTACTTGACGTAGCCAGACTGTTTTCGGTGCACTGCGCACAACTTCGTAGTAGTAGATGCCCTCACGCGGATCATAGACGCGGACGATCGCTTCAACCGGCATGAGGGGTTTGGGTTTGTCCATGAGAGGTTCCTATCCGGGCTTGTACACGATATCCCTGGTTGGGTGGAGCGTGGTGGTTGCGTCTGGTCGGATGTGGCCCGTGTTGTCGATGCGGCGCATGATGGGGTCTCCGATCAAGGTTGAGCGGCTGATCGTCGGCGGCGCGGTTCTCGATCGGGCGACTTCGAGTTCTTGCAACCAGAGAGTCTTCTCAGTGCGCTTTACGACCTTCCAAGCGCGCTCAGCTACCGGAGACCAGTAGATCGTCCCCACTGGCGGGAGAGTGAACCGGTCCCTGATGTGAGGCATGGTCTCGTAGCTCCCTCTTCTACTGGCCGGGCCGGTAGATGTCGTTGTACAGGTCCGCGTACACGCCCTTGTGGATGCACAGGCACGCATCTTGGAGGACTCGGCACTGACGTAGAGGAACGTCCGTGCGGATCATGCCGAGCATGGGTTCTCCTGCGGTGTTGGTGACGAGTTGGCGTAGCCACACGGTTTTTTCGGTGCGGCGTTCGACCTGCCAGTACTCGTCCTCGCGTAGGCGCGTGTAGTGCCTCATGCGGCTTAGCCGGTAGATGGTTCCGATCGGTGGTGCGACGAGCTCGTGCTTCGTCATGTTCTTTGGCCCTTCCTTTCTTCGTGGATACGTGGATGCTACCTGTATAGCTCCTGCGGGGGGGGGTGGGGAGCGTAGGCGCGCCGACAGGATGGGCGTAATCGAATCTTCCTGTCGCTCATCCCTAAGCCGACGTACCGTCACGCACACTGTCAATGCTTGATCCGCCCTTGCTTGTCACGCGCAGAGCCCAGTCCGACTTCCGGGAATGTCACGTGAGCGAGTGTCTTTCCGCCCGCAAGGTTCGGGTGGGAGAACCAATAGCCGCGCCCAACGCTTACACGCCGAGTGGGAGGCACACCAGCTGCCGTGCACGTCTCGGGGGTGAGTGTGTATGAATCCCACGTCACGCGCCCTAGCTCGTCCACGCTTGGCGCAGATTCCGTGTATCCGCAGATCGTCCCGTCTCCATCAACCAGTACGCCATGATGCTCGATGTTGCGGCGCTCAAGTACGCGCTTTTCTGCTTTGGATGCCCTACCGACGGCCTCGGCCCAAGCGGTTACAGGAGCAGGGTCCGCGTCAGTCATACGCAGCTTGTTCTGCAAGTGGTGTCGGACCTTGTTCGCGTAGTAGTCATCTACTGGCTGTGCGCCTGCTTTCGCGCCGTTTGCTCCACCGCCGTTCATGCGGCGTTCGATCTCCTGGAAGATCTGTGCTGTCCCTCTGGGGGCGCGCTTGTAGGTCTCATCAACGCGGATGTTGGTGCCGTCGGCGCGTTTGCGTAGACCGCTTTGCGTGTAGATCCAGGATCCGCGAACGAGCGCGTACTCGGTGACGGTCTTGTGGGTGCGTTTGTCGATCCAGTGCGTGTAGGTGACGTGGGCCTTGCGTGGGGCGGCGGTTTTCGCCGCTTGGACTTTCTGCTGGCGTTGCAACCAGTGCAGGTAGAGGTCGTGCACATCCTCGGGCGTATCACTGTCCGAGCCGAGTCTTGGTCGGAAGAACTCGGTCCTGTTGTAGAGCTTCGACGTGTGATGCCACTCCTCCGGGTAGAGGAAGTACTCGCGTAGGAACTCGAGCGGGTACTGGTCGAGCTTCAGGTATGCGCGAGCCTCGGCGGGGAGCGCGTCCAGGATGTCGGCTTTGCTCCACTTGGAGCGGGGGCGCAGGCCGCGGTCGTATGCGTCGATGGCGTTGTTGCTCATCGAGAAGTCGTCAGCGTAGCCGGCCACGACTCACCACGCTCCCGTGCTGTACCGTTGCAAGCTACTTGACTTTGCTTGTAGGACGTGCTTGCGCTCGTCCACTCCAAGTCTTACGCGGTTGTCGCCGCGGCTTGGTTCGCACTTCACAGAGTCCAACGTTGCGCAACCAGAACGGTTGCCCCGCTTTACAGTCTCTCCATGCGCGTTTTGGGTCTCCGGGGCACTCCCGGCGACCTTGATGTTGACCGCGGCGTTCAGGTCACGGTCCATGACGAGGCCGCAACCGTCGCACCTGTAGGTTCGCTCGCTGAGGGAGAGCTTGGCTTTCACTCTCCCGCACTTCGAGCATGTTTTGCTGGACGGGTACCAGCGGTCCACGACGTGCAGCGCGGCCCCGGTGCGTGCGGTCTTGTACTCCAACTGGCGGCGGACCTCGCCGAATGCAGCGTCCGACACGGCCTTGGCGAGCCGGCGGTTCCTAGCCCTGCCTGGCGTGCTCAGATTCCCCACACAGACTTCCGA